AATAGCGCCTTTGTAAACTTTGCTTGTTCCTGCAACGCCACAGCGTTTTCGCCTAGTGGTATGCCCAATTTTTTTAGAGCGTTATAGTTGCCGGTCTCAGCTTTGCCTAACGCTAGGGCTACTGCCTCGTAGTCTTTGCCGGTAGCAGCTGCAACGTCGAGAGCAATGTTTGCTAACTCTTGCGCGCGCGTCAAATTGTTTGTGTTGCGCAAAAGGCTTGCAAGTGCTGGCCTTAATTTGTCGTCAGTGACTGCGCTAGCCATTGACGTTTTAGTGATGTAGTTCTCTACTTCTTTTATTTGTTCTTTAGACGCGCCAATGCTTGACTTTAATTGTCGAGCAAGGCTCGCTTGTGCAGCCTCGTCTTCTATTGCCGCTTTTACGCTGTCGCCAATAACACCGACTACAGCGCCTAGTGCTGCTGCGGCGGGTACAGCAGCCTTTTTGATGGCAAATTGGGCTTTTTGCCCGACGGTTTCCAGCTGCTTAAATTCGCGGATAGCGCTCTTTATGCCTTTGCTGTCAAACTGGCTGACAATGGGTATTGAAATCATCGCAAGTCCTTATTGACACGGTTAATGACGCGCAACGCTGCGCGCTCTATCTCGACTGTAATGGCGCGTATCTGGCTGTAGACGGCAGGCCCAAAAATGCGGGTGCGGCCTTGCCCTGGCGTGTTGCCAAGATTAGTAGCCAAGTTGTTGCTAGTGCGTCGGCCTGCTGTCTCAAATATGCCTGTGGCCGCGTCAGTCTGCTGTATGACGATCACGCCGTTGTTGTTGCGCCTTGTGTCTAATTTGACTTTGACGCCCTTAGACGCCTTTGCAGGGTCGTATGGGAACAGTTTACGGCCATTGTTAGTCCAGGGTTTAGCCATGCCAGACAATGGCACGCCTAAAGAGCTGTAGCGCGACTGTGCAGCTTGTATTGCTGGCTGGGCTATCTGATTCAACTCTGCAGCAAACTGCTTACGTAGCCCAGGCTCAATTTTGTTCAGCGCAGCCACAGCCTCTCGAATGCCTACAAGTTGTGTATCAACTGTTGCTGTCATGCCTTGCGCCTTGCCTTGTTCATGATACTAATGCAAGTGTTTAGGTCAGACGTGAGAAACTCTATGTTTGGCGGCCAAAAACCTGTCTCTATCAGCAAATGACAAAGAGCTAGTCTGTGGCCGCTTGTGTAGGGTTTGAGTCTTCCTGCTCTACAACTTCGGGCATTGCTACCAGTTTTTTAATAAAATCGTCAAAGACAACTGGCACTGTGATGCCGTGTACTTTGCTGGCCTCCCACGCAAGATAAGCCAAATCCTCGGCGCCGATGCCTTGCGCTAAGTCTGACATTTTGCGTTTATATTTGCGTTCCCATTGCACAGCGCACCAAAGGTTTGTTGTGACCTGGTGCGGGCCGTTGCCGGTGTCTAGTTTCATTGTTATTTGCATGTCTGCCGCCTTGCGTCGGGTTGGTTATGGAGAAGTAATATCGCGCGTGTAAGTTCCGCCTACAAACGACGCGGTTACCATGCTGAGTTCGCCTACAGCGCCAGCAATGGGCGTGAAGTTGACTAGCTGCATGTTAATAATTGTGTACTCAGGGTTAGAAGCGCTCTCTGTAGTTCCAGACGGGCTAATGACAAGCTGTGTTGTGCCAGTGCCTAAGTTTGCAAACAAGGTTGCCTCGACTTCGCCAGCGCCATAAGACAGGTACATTTCTAGCTCTACTTCTACGGTCTGTAAGCCTTGCGTAAAACGGTGGCCTGTATCGCCAAATGCAGTTGACTCTAAACTGTCTACGCCTAGCGTGATGGTTGCGCTACGGCACTGGTCGGTTAAATCAACAGCTGCGCCGCCAGTAGTTGGGGAGAGGTTTACTGTTGGGTTTGTGAGATACGTTGTAGTTGCCATTTTGTCTCCTAAAAGAACATTTCGCTATGAGTAAAGAGTAACACTTTTATGCTGTCTGTGCTTGTAAAGCCATTTGCAAGTTGTAACACGGGTAGGTCGCCCCGCCCATTTCGACTGCCCCTGGCTGGCCTGACATGACAATAATTGGGCTTGCCAGCACGCTGGCTGCAATGCTCAACAGTTTCTGCAGTACCGGCAGGCCTGCTGGGCCTGTGCCGATGACTTTGACTTGGAATGTCATGCGCACAATGTTGCCTTTGCCGGCGATGGTCTCAAAACTTGGCGCGTCAAGAAACACACAGTTAGGCACTATTTTTGTGGCATCGTTTACGACGCGCAGGCCTGTTACTGCTTGCAGTGTGGCTGTAACGTCTGCGATTGCCTCGTTAAACAGGTCTGTGTAAGCCATCAGGCGACCTGGGGGCGGTCAATGCCTAGCAGCTGCTTAATAACAGGCGTCATGGCATTTACGTTTGCTTGGCCCATGCCGTCAAAGGTTGCAAAGGTGTCTTGTGTGCTGCCTCGACTACGCCACAAGGCCGCCGCATACATGAGCGTGCCCAGAGTGACGTCGTGCCCAGGTGAGGTACTTAATGAGTCTGCATAGCCTGACTCTTGCCTGCGACGATAGGCAAAATCGTTGCCGGCATTGCGGGCCTGCGTAAGCAGTGTGTAATCGTCTGATGGGTCACTTATGTCTACGCCCAAATAGGTTTCTAATTGCGCGACTGATACCCAAGTGCAGCTCTGAGTGTAGGTGACGGTGCCGGTGTAAATGACGGTGTATTGAACGTTGGCGCCAGTACAAGCAAACAACACTTGGTTTTCTCTGGGCACATTGGCGTTGAACAATAACGCGCCTGATTCGCTTTCAATGCCGATGTACTCGTACAGCGGTATGTCAAGCACAGTAAACGTGCCGTTGAACGGGGCGCCAAGGCTGCCAATAGTTACCTGCTGGCCCACAACTATTTCTGTGGGTTCCAGCGTCTGCACAACTGCGTAGTTGTCTAGCAGTTGCTTACCTTGCGTTTTATATATAGCCATCGGCGGTAGCCGCCTTTCTGACTAAGCGATTGCGATTGACTTAACCTGGTCGCCGTCAGCAATAAATGTGGAAACGTAACCGTAATAACTGAACTTTTTGCCGAGCTGGGAGGCCTCATCCTGGGTCATGATGCCCTGAATGCTCTCATAAAATTCGATAGCCGAGCCACGCGCTACAACCATTGTGTTGTCAGCAAATGCGCGGTCAACAACCAAGTTAAGGCCCAGTGGGTTAAACGTGTTCAGTTGGGTAACGTTTGCAGTGCCTAAGCCGTTTACGCCCATGAGACCTGCAGCGCCGGTGTACGGGAAAATCGGTTGCTTGTTTGCGTCGAGTTGGCTGCCCAATTTTTTCCAAACGTCAGGTGACACAAAAATGTGATCAGGCAAGAAGTTTGTTGCAGCCAAAATGTCGGTTGCTGCGTCATACAACGCTGAAATAAGCGACGTTGGGTCGTTGGCAGTTACTGTCCATGTTGAACCTGACGCAGTGTCGCCGGCAAGAATTGCAGCACACACGGTAGCGTCGGATTGAATCATGTACTGTCCGACAAGGTCGCGCAAGATAATGTCGAGCGCTGCGGGCGACGTAAAGTCAACATCCTGAATGGACAAAAACACCTGGCCTGCCAGCGTAGTTTTGCTAACTACGTTTGAGGCAATTACGGGGGTGCGTGCAGTTACGGTGCCGAGTTCGCTCTGTGAGCCAACGTCTGTGTGAGTTGTCCACGTCGGGCGGATAAATGTTTTTTGGTTTCCGCTATCTGGATAAGCGCGAGCGCCGACAGCTGCAACAACTGGGCGAATGTAGTTGAGATCGTCAAAGACTGGCCCAAGTACTGGCACTGGCAAGAGACCTGGTGTGTCAGTTGTGAGTACGTCACCAGCTGCGGCCTGCAATGCGGTCTGCTTTGACAATGCGAAATCGCGCGCGGCTGCGGCTACGTTGCGGAATGTTTCGCCGCCGATATGCATCGCTGCGAGATATTCGCCAGCGGTTGGCATGTCAAAAGTACGTTTCGGTTGCGCAAACAATTTCTGTGCGCTGGCCTCAATTACTTCAGGTGCGTTTTGTTCTGACACTTCGGGTTCCTCCGGTAGTTCTGTTTCCGTTGTCGGGTCTTCTGATTCAGTATTGCACAAATTTTCTGGGTTTGTGTGAATACTGGCATTAACTTCGCTGATGGTCGCCCCCGCAAATGCCGGCTGAGGCACAAGCGACAGCTCTAACCAGTCAGCAGCCTCGACGACCATAACTCCGTCGTCGTTGTAACTAAATTTGGTCGGGTTGACGCCTACTGACACGCTGTCTAAAACGCCATCTCCAGCCAAGATCAGGGCCTCATCCCCTAGCGCAGTTGCACTGACCTTGGCTGAAAAATACATGTTTTCTTCGTCATCGTCGCGCTCGGTGACAAGACCGATTGCTTGGCTGGCGTCGTGTTGCATGTAGAGCTTTGGGGCTTTGCCCTCGACTGGGAGGCTGCCGCGCAGGAACATTACTTCCGTACCACTGGCATTTGCGGTGACGTTATATGGCACGGCAATGCCGGTAATGGTGCGCGCTTTGGTGCCGTCAGCTGCGGCTGCGTCAACGGTAAAAGTGCTTGCGGTTACTCTAATCATGCTAAATCCTCCTGGGTATTTTCATCGTCTGGCGTCAAAGCGTCAGCGACGTAGTTTTCTTCTAAGTAATTTTTTGCGTTAAATTTAACGTATGTCCCGCGGGGCAAAACGTTGTTTTGGCTAAGGGTGCTGGCGATGCACTCAGCGTATGGTTTCACGCCAAAAATGTACAGGTCAGCGCGTGACTGCTCTGAGCTGGTGTAAGCGTAAGAACCAGTAGCGACGCCAACAAGGTAGGGCGGGATTCCGCAAAGGCGCGACAAGTCAAGCGCGCTGTATTGTGCGCTTTCTATCATCAGCATCTTGTCAGGTGTCGCATTGCTCGGCTCATACGTCAAAAACTCGTTTAAGACAGCCGTCTGGGAGGTCATGCGCGCCTGGTTAAATGCAGCCCCGATATCGGCCAATTCTGTAGCGCTTAGAGGCTCGCCCCCGACCTGCCGCAAAACGCCAGACGGTAAAGACGAGCGGGCCATTGTGTAGCGGCTTTCTTGAATTTTTAACGCGGTCGCAATGGTTTCTGTGCTGCTGTACACAATGCCTTGAATCGGCGACAAGAATTGCACAAGGTCTTCTGAGGGTATTTGCTGGCCAGCAAAGTAGACCTCTTTGCTGATGCCAAAGAATACTGGGCCGTCGTTTTGGTCAGGTGTTGTAACACTGCCGGCAGGTATTCGAGTGAACGATGCTGGAA